AACCCAACCACAACAGCATCAATTTGTGGTTTTGTTTTTGTCAATTGCTGTTCTTGCAAGCGTTGAAATGATCGACTTTCATTCCACCGTAATCAATACAAAAACCCTTCTTGTTCGTCGTAACGTGATATACAATCAGGAAAAATACTTTTGTGTTCACCTTAACACTCTAAAATGTTTCCACTTTCAGGAAACTCATCTGGGTCACAAATACCCAAACTTTCTACAAAAATCTTGCGTGGACAATTCATTTGTGATCCTTCGACATAGTCGGGTTTTAACACAATTGTCATTTCATCAAATGTCATAAAGTTCACTTCATGTTTCAGCTCATCATTTGCATCAACTATTGATTTAATATTTGCAGTAAATTGATCGTACATTTTGCGACCATGCAAATACATTTCTCGGAAAGAACCATCAGTATATGCTCCAAACTGCTCTGCATTAGAGAGGGGACAATCTGTTGATTTCTTTATCCAATGAAATTTCTTTAAAATAGAATCAGGTTCAATAGGTGCAACAATGGTATTCAGAGTTTCATGCATGACAAAATTTCTTTTCAGAAATGCAATTTTATCAATTCCTATATAAGGGATCGATTTTGTAGCTTTGTCAGCCATCGTATACTCAATTCCGACTTTTTCAAACTCTTTAGCACAAGCTGTGTGAGTAAACCATCCACATGATCGTTTTACACCCATAGCATTATCATCACCGTATGTTGCCAATTTGACATTTTCGTTGAATCGTTGCTTTACTTTAGGGTTTAAACGATAATAGACATATCTCATCATGATCGAATTACAAATACTATTCAGTTGGACTGTGATCAAATTACCTGAAGGATTCCCATTGGCAAACCTATAAAGGTCACCATCAATTAAAATATTGGGATTACAGATATCAGATAATGCACCTCGCACTAGTAGTAAATCTTCTTCAGATAAACCAACTGCACGGTACCAACTGACCATAATTTTCGCTGCTGCGGTAGTAATTTGTGCTGCCATACGAGTATCAAACCCGGCAAAATCACCAGCAATCATACGATCATTACTAAAGGTTGTAATAAAATCATGTAACTTTTTCCAATGTTCAGATGTTGCATTAACACCAACAAAACACTCAGTTTCTTCTTGGAAATGACGCATAAATTCAGGAATACCTGCTAAAATACGTCTTGAT